TGCCGCAATCGACCCCATCTTCACCGAGGTTGGTCCAGCATATACGGTGTAACTTTACATTACTGTGATACATGGCCTTAATATCCATAATAGCCATGTTCTCATAGCGGTTCGGCTCCGGCTCTTGAATGTCGGCCCCCGTATAGTCCTTCTTCTCGAATTGAGGTGAGTCGGGTATGCGCAGGTCGAACTCACTATCTTGAAGGAATAGGCTCGTGCTCATGGCAGTGATAAGAGGAGTGGTAGCGAGTTGGCACTGCACCACATGTTGCATAGAAGTAAAGTAACCCGTGGCATTAACCACTTCATCCAACTTAGGTAGCAAATCAACATCTATTCTATTGTAGTGTAAGTAGAGAGCAGGGTCGGAGTAGTATGTATCGTGGCCGTCGGGCAACTCTACCTTCTTCTCTTGTAGAACCTGCCAAGCAATATCATCCAACTTCTGTGAGGCGAGTTGACCGTTCTTAATAGTCCATAATTTTTTGAATCCGACCATCAAGTCAAAGCATAGCCTACCTGCTATCGGTTGCGACCAATGCTTGTCACTCCAGTTATATTTGAAGTCGTGTCGATTGTAGGGGGAGAGGCTCTTGGGGTCTAATCCCACTGCTCTCATACGGTCGCATATCTGTTTTATGTCGGCATCAACCACATACCAACCAGCGATAATATCGGGGTCTTGTTTTGCCATATGCGAAGCAAAGTCGGCCAGTAATTGACGCTCATTGGCGAATGCTTTAATCGGAGTATCATATTCATATTCGTTTAGGGATTTATGGATTCCAGCGTCTATGTCGGGGTGACAAACCCATGAATACATTCTACCGGTGTATGAGTCTTTCACCGACAACATGGTTATTTCACCAGAGGTTGTTTTCCACTCACCATCAAGATACCAAATACGGTGCTGATAGTTGGGTATGGGTTCTTCGCCCTTGTCGAGTCGGTCAATCAACACTTGATTCGGGAATGTCACATTCGCCTCCCAAGTTCTGTTACCTTTGGACCACAGGCGTCTGTCATACTCGGTGCGAAAATACACCTTGTTTAACTTCTGTCCGTATAAGCCCTCGAACCCTTCTTGGATTTTAACCAAGCCGTATGTGTCACCTACATTCTGTGTAAAGCAATAAGGATATGCGGAGACTTTGATGTCTTCACGCACGAGCGTTTCGGGATTCCTACTTCTTATGCGGATGTCTCTACCGCCTACCTGTGTTACAATCATACCTAATCATTTATTATCGGCACTACTTAAGCGTGTCTTACCAGCGCCAGCCCTATATCCACGCCCTCTTGTTTCGATGTCGTGGCGGCGTAGCCAATTTTGAATAGTCATAGGAGTAACAGCGCACATGTCGGCTATTGCCGCCATAGAGTAGCCTTTATCCACATAGTGTTCACGCAACCAGTGAGGGTCACGGTAGTCATCTCGGAGAGATTTAAGAGTCAAGCATAATTTAAACACGGAGTGGCAGCGAATGCACGCTACCATTTGTTCAGCAATCTCACCCACGGCAACCATAGGTTGCTGTTGATTGATAATTTGTTCTTTGTTGCATTTATCACACTTCATTTTCATTTATTTCACCTTTTATGTATTCTCTTTTGCCCTTGACAACTCTATACTCGACTAAATTACGAGCAATAAACACTCTAAGTAGAGTGCCTATTCTTTGATTTGTAATAACCATAGCCGATGTTCCTTTTGAATCATGCTGTAAGCACATTTGAGTAATTTCTTCTGTCGAATACCACACATCGGGTAGCATATCGTGATACCACACGCACCCAAGCACTATACGCATACGCCTTCGGCGGTGCGAACTTCGGTAAATCCAGCGATTGAGAGGCGGATATGCGCATGCTTCTTCTACTTCGCCTGTGCTAAATCCGAGTATGCTATCCCTTCTACCTTTCTTAAACCCATTACCATTATTACCGGTCTTTCCAGTATCAAAGATGCTCATTAAAGCACCCCTGCTTGAAATACCCAGTCTCCGTTCTCCATAGTGAGGATAAGGCGTATGCCTTGTCCATATTCTGTGAAGTCCATAAACGATAATTTAATTTCATTTGAGTAGTGTCTTAGTATATGTTCAAGACCACCCTCAAAAGTAGCGGAAAAATCCTTAGATGTATGCGGCCCAAAATCAACAGTTGTCCGACCTTTAAATGCGTCACCCACTGTCAAAGTAAAGGAGCCGTCTTCTACTTTGAAGGTGTAGCGATTTAACTTCTGTCCGTTAATACCGTCGCATTTGAGAGCATCATGTAGTTCTTCGGCTGGCAATTCGGCAACAAAGAAAGGAGTAATTGTATCTCCGTCCTTAGTCAAATAAACATTACCTTTGATTTGCTTTGCTCGCTCATTGGCTTGAGCCCACCATTCTTTGAGTGTGCTTTGGCTGTTGGCAAATGCCTTAGCCCCGAAACCACCAGTAAGCGTAGTCTGTTTGTTCTTAGACTTAATCACTACTTTGTCATCTTTGTAATCTAAATTAACTCTATCCCCATGATGCTTTAGAACACCGAGCATGCGGTCAATGTCGGGCACAGGAATTGTAGCACTCTGTTCCGAATCAGTCAATATCGAGAAACGAGATAGTGATGTTTTACCGTCCTTAACAATAGATGTAGTGGATAGCACTTTGTCATTTAGCGAGACAATACAGCCAGTGACCTGCTTCTGTGGTTTACCGTTGATGTGTTGGTCTCTACCAGTGACGGATAACAGACTCATAAGAGCATTACGAACTACCGTGACGCCACTCATCTCGCCCAGCCCCCAAGATAATGAGCGAACTTAGATGCCGGAGCATCATGTTCGTTTTGTAATTCTTGGACTGCGGCAAAGATGGCACCCAAGTTGGGTATCTCATCAATGATTGTCTCAAGGTCTGCAATTCTTGAGCGTAGGCGGGTTATCTCTTTGCCCATCTCAAACAACTTCGCCTCAAACGCCATATTATTCCCACCCGAAAGGTAATCCATTCCAAGCCACTTTGCCATTGACAACACTCATCAAGTCATATTGCTTACCCAAGTGTTCCATATTGCGGCCTTTCATCTCGTTGACAGTGGCACGAATAACGAAGTCATCCTCACCCAACTTTTTGTCAGCCTCAACACCGGCGGTCTTGTCGCCTTTCTTGGTGTATCGCCGTAGTAGAATCTGTTGGCTTACGAAACGCTGTGTGCCATCAACCCAATCAACAATCTCGCCAATCTTCATCATGGCTTTAGTGCCGTTACCAATATCCATGAACTGCTTCTTGTCCTTCAAGTGAAAGGTGAAGAAGATGTAGGGGATTGGTAGAGCAGTCAAGCGGTTAAGGACACCCTTAAACACACGGTTGCGCTCACGCCATTCCTTCTGATTGAAGTTGTCGCTCTCGTCTTTGATGACGCCACGCTCAAGTAGGCGTTCAGTCATAACGAACTCGCACCACTTGAGAAAAGTAGAGCCGCCATCCATAACTACTGCGCCAATATCGGAGTGATTCTCACCCAAGTATGCAGTGAACCACTCCAACTTCTTGACTACTGCGAGCCAATCGGTAGTGTTGTCGTCATTCCACATAGCATCATCCATCTCATCAATCATAGGGATGACACGGATTCTTTCAGCACCCTCTACTTTGGTAGAGAGCAGGTAATCAACTGTGTTCTGTGCCGAGTTGTCGCAATCGAGGACAATGATTTGCTTGTCCGTGTGCTTGAGTGCGAGGTCGAGAGATAGGCCAGTCTTTGCTGTGTTCTCTTTGCCAACCAGTGCCATACGAATCGGAGCGTGGTTCTCACGCTTCTTGTCGAACAACTCACGGTAGTAGTCGGCCCCATAGGTAGCACCCGCTTTCGCAGGTGCCGCCTCAGTCTTAGACTGTGCCCAAGCCATCAATCCCACCCCTCAGCATCAGTAGTGGTGGATTCGCCGGAGCCAATAGACTCGGCGCACCACCAGCCAGTAGTGACAAGGCGTGCTTCATCATCACGGCTCATGTATGGTTGGCCTACAACCATAAGAGTCGAACCTACGGAGAAGTCAACAAGAGACTCTTGAGATGTAGGAACATAAATGTCTGTGGTGCCAGCCATACTCATAATGTCAAGGTCGCCAACAGTCATAATGTAGCCACCGTTGTCTCGTGGGTCAATGTGAACCACTTCAACAACAACAGAAACAAGAGCATCCCACTTCTCTTTGTCGCTAAGTCCACCAACATATGCTTCGATGTCTTGTAGTCCACCTTCGAGTCGCTTGATACCATCATAATTCATGGCATCGGGGGCGTCGGAGAAGACGGATTGTAGAGAGTCGTCAACAGCAAATGTCGAGACACCGGCCTTAGCGTAGGCAGTGTTGCCGTTGCGTGCAGGTCGCATAGCGATAGTGCCTGCTACGAATGTCGGATGGTCTACTTCGGCCAACGCACCAGTAAAGCGCATCGAGTAGATTTGCATGTCGGTGTCGCCTTGTTTGCGACCCAAGAACATACAGTTGCGGTCCTTTTCGCTTAGTGGGCGAGGGTTGCCATACTTGAAGTTCTTATCGCCCGAAGGGAATGTAGGGCTGGCCTTATCCCAAATCAAATGAAAGTGTAGTCCGTTGCCAGCGTCATATGTGTTCTTTGGCAATTCGGAGATGTCTGTTGTAGTGACATCGGGGTCGAATGCTTCGCCACGAGCCAAAGAGCCGTTGTATTTTTTAGTGTATGTGCCGTCGTTGTTGTCTTCGTAGACTGTCGCCAGTCCATCTTCGACCATAGCATCCGCAATAGCGGAGTCACCAATACTCTTAGCCGCTTTCTTGTAAGCGAAGTCGGCCCAGTCTTTGTATCGTGGTGCGCTAATAAACATTCCTTCAAAGAGAGTTGCGCCGGAACGCTTGAGGCGTTCACCTTCGCTCTTAACTTGTCGGCCAGCAATACGAAGTGCGTTGATGGTGCACTCCTCTTCTGTCTTTCCAGCATCCATCCATGCCGCTCGATTTGCGTCGAGCACCGTATTCATCCGAGCACTTAGTGCGTCGGTCGTGCAATTTACATTTTTGCTAATTCTTTCTATCATCTGTTCAATATCTACCATTGTAATACCTCATATTTCCATGTATCTCCGCCACTATATAACCCTATCTATTCAGCCAATCTCCGGCAAAAATCCCACATAACATAGTGAGACTCGACGCCACTTAACAAATCCCTTTGGGCCTGTGTAGCGGCATCCACCAAGAGCAATTTGCTTTCGGGTTTAGCGGGGGAGTGAATGCCGTAGTTAAACACGGCGTCTATTGTCTTTCGCAGGTTGACCGGAGTGCCCATGCACTTCACGGCTTCTTCTACCTGCTTTTCCTTAATGCAAAGTGTTAGGATTTTAGCCGCATCAACTTCGGGTTCGGATATTGAGAGTAAGAATTGTTGTCGAGTCTCCTCCGGCATAGTGTGGTATGCTTGAAGGGTA